CAGAAGAATTCTCTTGCTGCTCCATCAAGATTGGAAATCATTTGTTCTGTCATAGTAACGGCATCCGATTTCAAAACGCTGTGCAAGCTTTTGAAAATTGACATCTCGTCCAGTGCACCCAAATTATATCTTATCATAGGGTGATACACTGACTTACGTTTCAAGAAGTCGCAATCCAACATGTGTAGGTATGGAATAGGTTTCGATTCCTTATCCGGCATTGTGAACTCCATGCCGCGCTCTGACAAATATTTTGCGACCGAACAATGGTTGTACAGTGGATATTCCTCACTAACGGAGCTTATACAATCGTCACCATATGTTATCAAAGCACATACGTCTCTAAACTTAACTTCAGGTTTTACCCCATAGACTGCACAAAATGCGCATCGCAATAATAAGCTATTCACAATGCAATTTATGTAGACTGTGAGATTATGGCCCGACGGATTCGTATTGTTAAAAGATATTAAATCCCCATTATATGCGACAAGCGGGTAAGTCAAGTCCGTAGCAATACCCCGCATAATACACAATTGGTCGGATGAATATCCGAAGTGTGCAGCAATGTTGATAAAAATGGAGAAAGCGGCTTGAGACAATTGTGCGGGCATCTTCAGATCGTATGCCTTATAGTCTCCAGCTAATATACGTTCAGCTCCAAATTTCACAACATGGTCATGCATTTGCTGCCACTCTGGGCCTGTGGCATTTATACCTACTGCACATTCCGACTGCAGTGGTAACATTGACAAAACGCGTGCAATTGGCAGGAAATACTTGCGCACGAGGATTTGAAAAGCTACAGGTAGTGCTAGAAAATCTCGCACTTTATCTTTTGTACATAACGTAGGCTCATCTTTCAAACACGCTTTCAATACAGGATATGCTCGTTCGCCAGTTAAGTAAATGCGCTCCAAGCGGTCTGCCTCCTCCCAGAACTGAGGTGGCAAATCTACACAATCTACCCGCCGGGGATCGTCAGGAACTGCTACATCAAAATAATAGCGTGACTTTGGTCCCGTCAACGGATATCCTATTGCAGTACTAGCTGGCATCTTATCTATGAACCTTTTCCCAATCTTGCCGTTTATTATCTCTTCACGGCTCAATGGGGAAATTTCTCGTGAGAGAGAGGGATACATGTCGATGTACTTAATCAACGAAACTGCATAATCTCTGACAGCCCAAATTAAAAAGTCTCCCTCTACACCAAGAGCAGGCGTGATTCTTTTCATTAGAGCTTTTTGCCAAGGATACCCCACGCCAAACTTGGGCTTACCCCACAACTGTGGTACGCCACACACTCTCTCAACCACCGGTGACATGGGCGTGGCTTCTACTTGTGAGAAGGTTTTTGCCCTCCCGATTACGGAACCATATGCTGTAAAAGACGTTGCCTCTCCATCTGGGATAAAATTTAATGGACTTTTGACATGTATAGCGTCGCCCTCGAAGAACTGTACGTCTAGAACGCTTCCTTCCATTGTACCTGTCGACATGGCTCTTAATGTACCAGGAATAGTATATAGTTCTTTTACTGCATCTTGCAGCTCTTTACAAGTCGGTGACGCACAACTGCCCAAATAATCTTTGTCCTTGCCTGCAACATGGAAACCAATTATACATGGGGACCTCCCTGCCGACACTACTGTTGACATGCACAATCCCTTAAATGTGGGAAATTGCACATTGTATCTAGCTCCAAAATATTTGCCATACGATTTGCTCTCTTGAATACCGACCTGACAATACAAGGCAGACTCTTTCTTTTCCCCCTCTATTGTCTTGTGCACGAGCATAGCTATAGTATCCCTAGGTCTTTCCAACGTAATGTAATCGTCCATTATATTTGACCAATCTCCGCCCGCTGGAATCCAAACTACAACTAGATCCTGGCCTTTTACTGGCACAGAATGTGACCTGGATAATATGCACCTGAATTGACCACCGGGGCAGCCATTTCTGACACAACTCATCCTCATATTGTCACCGACGTCAAGCACATGTTGTGGAATGACCAATACATTCGAACATAGGAAGAATCCATTTGTACTAAAAGTACGTTCTTTATCTGGATGTGAAAGAGTTATGTGAACTAAGTTCTTGAACACTTTACTGCATAATTGCTCGGGTGTGATGGTTTGCATCTTATGGGTTGTGGGCATCTTTTGTAACTTTGGAACCTGCCACACGTTCTCTTGTAAATCACGTAACTCTATATCCTCATCGCTTTCTGGATCCAAGTTGCCTTGTCCAAACAATTCTGCAGAGTACTTCTTATACGTAGCTTCTGC